GGCAGTCCAGGCGGCCCAACGCTACCGCCTCGGCTATTTGCATATCGCGCAACGGTTTACAGAAGGTCGCTACAAACATACGCCGAAACACCGTCGCAACTTTCCAAAAATCTAAATACGCGCCGCGCATAGCCGTGTAGTTGCGCTCGTACTTTTTGGTCAATACCTCCATGGGTATCTCCATACCCGCGCCCGTGATCGTCTGCTCGGCTTTAATAAATGATTCAAAGCCCGTATTGTTTCTGATCGGGTTGATATGCGTTATGCGCTTGCCCGGCGGCAACTGGTACACGGCGCCGGGGGCGAGTTCAAGCTTCATGGGGTCATCCGTTATCTTGTCATCGTCGTTGACCGCGTCCTCGAGCGTCCTTATGCCGTCTTCCTCATCGGATTCGACAAAGGCGGTGAGCATGGCGCTGACCACGTTTGCGTCCAACTCCGCTTTCATGTAGCGGGCGAGCTGCTTTAGCTGCTCCATCATTCCAGACACAAAAGGCACGCCGCGCCGCTGTTCGGGCCGCTCAAAGGTCATGACGTGCAAAATATTCGGCAGGCCGGTATCGCTGCCGATCGCGTCAATTGCCGTCCACGTCACGGGGTCCATGCTGTCGCCCAGAGGGTGGCGGCTCGCGATGTGGTATTTTGTCACCGCGCCCAGCTTGTCTATCTCAACGCCGTCCACGATCTTAGCCCCGCCGCCCAGCTCTTTGCTCACGCTGTCGCCGGAGCTGTCAGGCGTGCATATCCGGTCCGCTTCCAGCAATTTCACGGTCAGCTTGTACGGCGTGCGCGGGTTGTCCGCTTCGCCGATCAGGGCAAAAACGTCACCCGACATGAGCATTGCCCTGAACGCCAACTGTTGCAGCCCGTAAAAAGTCTGCCGCCGTTCCGCGTCGCACATGGTGTTACCGGCCCACAGCTCAAACTCGCGCGTAGCCATGCGCTCCCACTCATCGCGCGCTTCATCGCTCAGGCCCAACAACTCCGCGTCGATTTTAGGTTTGGCCAAAATGCCCGCGCCCACAACGTTTGTTGTCAGCGTAGCCACCGCCGCCCGTGCCAAACCGCCGCCCGCGTAGAGATCGCGGGAACGCTGCCGCAAAACGCTGCCGTGAAGATCAATATCTTCCTCGGCAGACGCGCCATCAGATACCCAGCCCAGCAGGGTATTTGTTGTTCGCGAAGCGCCATGATTGCCGTACCCGCCCGCCATCATGGGCTCACTGCCGCGCCGTTTTTTCTCTGTATCGCCCGCTTCCGCGCCGCGCCTATTAAAAAAACGCGCCCACGCGCGTTTCTTATCCGCCAACCGCTCACCCCCTGACTATAAATCCCTTGGCACAACAAGCGCCGCCTGCGGCGCGCGTCTGCCAACTGCCAGCGCGTCCACCAGCGCCGCCAGCTCGTTTATCCTTTTCCGTATCTGGTCAAGGTCCAGCGCCGTATACATACGCGAGCCGATCTTGTACTCTTTGGCGGTGCCGTCCACTATGGCCCTTTCGCACGCCTTATACGATTCAAGCAACGCGAGCGCTTCGTCCCGTGTATACGGGCTAACTAGCCGCGCCATACAGCCACCCCTTTGTTAGTTAAACTAACACAAAGAAAATAAAAATCTCTGTGTCTCTTCCCGGTCTCTGTGTTCTCTGTGAGAAAAAATCGTTCCCCTAAGCAATACCTTTCGATAACAGCCGCGCCCCGTTCTTGGGCCGCTCACGCGTGGGCCACGCGGGGGCGGGTTTCGATTCGCCGTATAGCGTCGTTTCCAGCCTGCGGAAGTCCCAGTTGAAGTATTTAAAAGCCGCTCTCGCGTAATTGCGCATGTCCAACGGTTCATTGTGCGCCCCTATCTGCTCCCAGCTCACCGTTGCCTTGCCGCCCTTGCGCGCTATGACCTGCTGTTCCGCGAATAGCCCGCGAAAATACTCCATGTCATAGCCGCTGTAGTCGTCATCGGGAAAGTGCATGTAACGCGGCCCCGGCTCTTCAATGCCGGTCGCGTGCATTATGGCTTCCTTTCCGCTGTCAACGCATATCAGAAAGCGTATGCCCGCGCCCTTTACGTCGCCGTGCCCGCTCATCGGCCTCACATACTGCTTACCCTCGCCGCCCTCGCCCTTTACCGGCCATATGCGGCGGTTAACGCGCTTATCGCACTCGCGGTATATATCCTGCGTATAATGGCCGCCGCTGTCGATAAACGTCGCCAATACGCGCATACTCATACCGTTTTCCATGCGCCACTCACGTTCCAACAACATGTCTACTTGGTCCCACACGTCCTGTGAATCCGCGCGTCCCGGTATTATCCCGCGCGCGATCCCCCATGATTCCTCGAACTGGTTCCAGCCTACGATTTCATATTCCAGACGGTTGCCTTGGGTGTCGATCCCGCACGTAAGCAGCAAAACGCCGGAAGGGACGTCAGCTCTGTACGCCTCGCGCCGGTTGTACAGCCTCTCCGGTTCGCCCCTGCGGGTGAACACTTCCCACACTTCGCCGAGCTTCGTGTTGTGAAACACTTTAAGCAGCTCGGGGTCTGTGCCCGCGTCCAGAAATTCATCGCATACGGCCAGCCAGTCACACCATGGCGTCATCCACGGGTTAACATGGTAGCTCACAACGCCCGATTCCCGCGCGCGCGGGTTTTTCGCTATCCATTTGGCGGGACTGCGCTTGGTATCGTACTCGTCGCTTTCGTTGCGGCACTCAGGGCAGCGCCAGCGCGCGCGGTCCGCTTTGCGCCGCCCGTCGTCATCCTCGCTTATATCGAACCGAATATCGTTAAACACGATAAAGCTATATGCTCCGCACGCGGAGCACTGCGTACAGTATTCTTCCTTTGTTCCCCTGTTGTACTCGCGCTCCACATTTGACCGCCCCTTTATGGTGGGCGTGGATGTTATCACCACGCGGCGGTTATGCCTGAACGTTTCCGTCCGCGTCTCGCCCAGCTTCATGGGATCACCTTCCGCGCCAGCGGAACGCGGGAATTTGTCTACCTCATCCATGAAGATGTAGCGCACGGGGCGGCCCGCAAGGTCTGTCGGGGAGTTCGCGCCCACGAACTTGACATACCCTCCCGGAAAGGTCTTTAAACTCAGCGTATTGCCGCCGTCGCGGGCTTTCGCCTCAGACACTTTGCCTTTTAACGGCTTACACTCGCGGATCATCGGCGCGACACGCTGCCGCGCAAAGTCCTCGGCGAAGTCAACGGTAGGCTCAATAAAGAGAACGGGGCCGGGGTCCAGGTCGATAGCCCTGCCCAGCATGTTTAACATCATATCCGTCTTACCTTTTTGCGCGGCGGACATGATGACGATCTTCCAAACGCCCTCTGCCGTGAACGAATCCATGATCGCCTGCTGATACGGCGCGAACGCCGTGCGCCACCGCCCGGGGCCGCTCGAGCTCTCGCGCACCAGCACCCTATGTGTGTCGGCCCACTCGGATACCGTCATCGCGCGCGGGGGCCTGAACATCTCCAGAGTTAAGCGTTTTACTGCGTCAATCGTCATAATCTTGATCTATAACCGCGATCCCGCTATCCGCAATCGCGATCAGCACATCTCGAATTTCAGCGTCCAGTATCGACGCCGCGTGCTCGGCTGTCTTTATCATGACCAGCGTTTGACCTACCCGCGCGGGCAGCTCCAGCAGCCGATCCCGCACAGCCAGCGCGATATCCGCCCACGCCCTGCGCACCTCGCGCGCGGGGACTAAATCGCGTTGAAGCACGCCCACCTGCAATTCGGTTTTCTGCGCTTTTATGCGCTCATGCTTGGCGCGCTCCGCGTTGAGGTCTTTTTCCTCGCGCCCCACCACTTCCACGTTGTATTTAACCCACGATTGCACAAAGGCGGCCAGATCGTAGCCGCCCTCTACCTTGACAAAAAGTTTCCGGTCATCCGGCAATGTATGGTCTATATCACGCAATCGCCGCGTGGAACGCCCCGCTATTTTCGCGATTTCTTCTCTTGTCTCAACAACTATTTCGCATACCCCTTTACAAGAGCCATGTGCTCGTGCTGTATTCTTTCATACAGCAGGTCCCTTATGCCGTCCTGAACCGCCTGTTCGCTCCGGTTGGTGGGCATTTGGGGAACACCTATGCCTACGCCCGGGCGTATGCGGTTTCCCTCCTGCGGCAGCCTGGCGTACACCCTGCCTTTGTTTGAACCGGTAAAAACCATGAAGTGAACCGCTCTGCCGCCCTGCGGCAGCTCGCTCGTCTCACCCGACAACACCTGCGCCATAACCTTGTATGAACGCCGGGTCGATTTGCCCTGTGGATTTTTCTTTGATTTTCGTAGCTTTTTGTACGCTTTACGGACGCGAGCGCCGCCGTCCTCTGTCGCGCTCGCCTTATATTCGCGCCCTACCTTGCCGCGAATACCGCTTACGGGTATCGTGCAGGACACTTCCGCGCCGATGAAGGTTTGCGGGCTCCCTACCTGGTGTCCGATCCACGCGGGTTTGGCCGCGTATTCGGGCGGTATCTCGCTTTTGAGTATCGTGCGCACGCGCGGCGCTGATCGCCGGAACGCGCGCTCCATGAGCTTGCGGAACTCTGCCTCCGAATGGATCAGCCGCATGTGGTTTATAACGCCTTGCAGCTCGGTGGTGTCCACCGTTATCATGACGTTTTGATTGTACGCCCCCGTGAAACTGCCGCCTTTGCTGAACGCCATAAAACCTCCAAAAATGCGGAAGCGGCGTTTTTACACACCGCTGCACATTAATATAATATCACGAAACAACTGCCCCCGGGTTACCCAATTTCTGTACGTATCACAAAAAATTGGTATTATATGCTAAGTTATAGAAAAATTTTCTGCGCGCCTCAAAAAACTGTCTCCGGCCGCATGGCGGGCGCATGTCCCCAAAAGTCGCCTTTTGGGTCACGTTTGCCAAGATATACGGGTACAAATGCGGGTCCGCAGCCACCGCCGCCTGCTCGATCTCGTGCACAGCGTCGGCCAGTTTCAGCGCTTTCAGCGCGCGCTTGGCCGTGGGATCGCCCGGCGCGTGCCGCTCAACCGGCACAGGCTCTCCCACCGCGTTAAACCCCTCGCGTATCTCCGCAAGCTCGTCTATCATCTGCGGATAGCGCAAACAACGGTAGCGCAATTCGTGGTAAAGCTGCTTGTCGATATTATATTCGTCCAGTTTTAGGCTATAGTTCCTCATCTGCGCTTTTGCCAGCCTCTTCCTTTATGCCCTCTATCATGTTATTTATGGCGCGCATCATATACGTTAGATAATATGTTTGCGTTTCTTCATAGGGGTCAGTAAACGCTAATAACCCCGGATCGATCGCTAACTTATCGCCGTTTACTTTAAAAACAGAAGTGCTGTCGTCCCCCAACCCGTTGCGCGCGGCATGTAACGCGAAAAACATGTAGGCTAAAAACAACCTACCGCTTTGCGCTATGAGCAAGGCGTTTATGGTTTTAGCAAGCCCCTCCCCGCCCTTTTTTAGTTGCATAACCGCTATTTCGGAAAGCCCGGTGAAGTTGGTCACGGTTTCCACACGTTCATCGCGGACCTTAACATCCGACAGCCCCAGCAGATAATCCGTGCTTACATGGAAGAATCCAGCGATCCCCACCAACTTCTCAACCGTAGGCATACAATACGAATTTTTCCATTGCCGGAAAGCGTTCCTTGAAACTCCAATAGCTTTCGACAACGCGATCTCATCCGCTCCCTTGCAAAGCCCCCTAAAACGTGACACAAAATCCGGTTTTTCTTTATCGACGCTCATTGCGCCCCCTCCTTTTCATCATCCTCGCCCGCCAGCCAGCGTTCCACATACTTCACCGCCTCGTGCTGCTCCGCCATCACCTTGTTTTTGATCGCCCTGCCGCATTTGTCGCATGACGCGGCAACAACGAATTCGAACAAACAAAAGTCTATCCCCCCTTGCACGTTTCCCCCGCACCGGCACTGCATATCGATGGTCATTTTGTCATCCCTCTCTTTGTCTTTTTCCACGGCAGCGCCGTAAGCCAGCGCGCGCGCAACGCCCGCACAGCGCAATTCTTCGCGTTATATTCGATATACGCCCAGCAAGTGCTGTGACAGCCGCTTTCGCGCTCCGTACAGCCTTTGCACGGCGCTGATCTGGTAAGCCTAAACATACGCGCCCCCTTTTAATTTTTGCGAACGAACGCGGTACACGCGGTCGTATACTTCGATACCTGCACGCAATATCTTCCGCACCACCCAAGTATTGAACACACGGTCACTGAACCCACGTATCCGCTGCCCGATACGGTCAAAGCCCGCCCTGCCGGTGTTGTTATGCCCTTTGGCACGGTGTCGTAAGCCGAAAAATACCGGCATGATTCGCACATTGTCATGCCGCCGCCCCCTTTATCTCTTTTATTCGCGCTTTAAGCGCCGTCAAAAGCGCGTCTTGCACGCCACTTTTCGCCTCCAGCGCCCACGCCACGATCTGATCCATGCTGTCCCTGACCAAAAGGCGATGAATTATCACGGTGTGCTTTTGGCCCTGCCGGTGAAGCCGTTTATTGGCTTGCTGATACTGCTCCAACGCCCAGGGCAACCCAAACCAGATGATATGTCTGCCGCCATCTTGAAGATTCAAACCATGGCCCGCGCTCGCGGGGTGCGCTATCAGAATATCCACGCCGCCCGCGTTCCACGCCCTCACATCCGCGTCGCCTTTGAGTTCGCGCGCCCGCTTGATACCCACGCCTTTAAGCGTCGCCATAATGCGCGGCACATCATGACGAAAACTGTAATACACAAGCGCGGGCTGCCCGTTTAATCCCTCTACCACTTCGGCCAGCGCTTCGGTTTTGCAGTTATGCACCTGCACCGCGTCCCCGTTTTCGTCGTAAACCGCGCCGTTGCAGAGCTGACAGAGCTTGCCGGTCAGAACCATGGCGTTAGCCGCCTCGATCGTTTCGCCGTCCACTTCCATCATCATTTCTTTTTCCATGTGCTTGTACGTTTCAGCGGTGTCCTGATCCAACTCCACAGGCACGTTTACAACCACACACTCCGGCAGCTCCAAGTAATCCTTTGCGCTCATGCTCACGCAAATGTCCTTGATCGCGGCCCATATCTGCTCATCCGCGCCGGATTTCAGCGTGTATGTGTGGTCGTAGGGGTTATAGTCAAAGTATTGGTTCCGATACCATGTCAGCGTATGTCCTAACCGTTCCCCCCGGTCCAGCAGGTACACTTGCGCCCACAAATCATGTAGACCGTTAGGCGCGGGCGTGCCTGTCAACCCCGCGATCCTGTCAATGCGTGGGAGCATTAAACGCAAGGCTTTGAATCGATTTGAATCGGGGCTCTTGAAACTTGAAAGTTCGTCACAGATGACCATGTCAAACGGCCATGCCCTGCCGTAGTGGTAAACCAGCCACTTTACATTGTCGCGGTTTATCACGTACACATCAGCCGCCGCGTTAAGCGCCGCGATCCGCTGTCGCGCTGACCCCAACACCACGCTTATGCGCAAAAGGTTTAGGTGGTCCCATTTTCGCGCCTCGTCTGTCCATGTGCCCTCCGCAACGCGCTTCGGCGCTATCACAAGCACCTTGCGAACAATCATGCTGTCAAAGAGCAGTGTTTTTAACGCCGTCAAGGTTATCACGGTTTTACCTAAACCCATGTCGAGAAACAATCCAAGCTTCGCGTCGCTTATCATGCGCTCTATGGCGTATTCTTGGTACGCGTGCGGCTCAAACCTCATGTGTGGGAAACACCTCGTTTAAAAACAAAATGGTTTCGCCTAGCCCGCGCAGCACGCGCACGTCCGCGCCCAGCTTGCTCATACGCTCGATCTGTAGCGACTGAACCTTTGACACTTTGCCGCCCGCCGCTTTCAGCTCCACGAATATGACCCGTCCCCCCGGCGCGAGCACGATCCGGTCGGGCACACCTGCCCGCGCCGGTGAAACGAATTTAAAACACATGCCGCCGCGCTCTTTCACAATGCGCGTTAGCGTTCGCTCTATGTCCTTTTCCAACATTTTTTACCCCTTGCCTCCCGTCCCAAAAAGCTCAAGTGCGGTTAAAACGCGTTTCTATATCTCCTATAATTAGGCATATTAGGTACGTTTAGGTGTGTATACTATATAGGTTATACCTCTATTATGCCTATATTTTTTATTTACTCTTATATATATATATTTACTCCACTTACTACACTTAAACACTACAACTACTATGCGTTACCTGCATTTTGGGCCAGTGGGATACCCGATTTTCTACATCACTTTTACAGCACTGGTGCCGAACTTGTACAAGTGGGGTAGTTTTTTGGCAAAGTGGCATAAAAATCAGGCGTTTTCGGCCTCTTTTTTGAAGACACTTTGACCCGTAACCCACCAGTCGTACACGTCCTGGCCGGTCTTCCAAGAGTAGCAAGGCTTCCCGATTTCGATGCGCACATCCAACATTCGCTT